ACGAGGAATAATCTCATGGCTGTATTTCTAAATAACAATGTAGGTGTGAAGATTAACTCAGTCGATCTTTCAGACCATGTAACAGCAGTAACAATCAACCGCGTATTCGATGAGCTAGAAATTTCAGCGATGGGCGATCAGTCTAGAAAATTCGTAAAAGGCCTAGAAACTTCAAGCGTAACTATCGATTTTCTGAATGACACAGCAACAGGCAATGTATTGCAGACACTTCAAGCTGCATGGGGAACAACAGTAACAGCTGTATTCCTACAGACAAAGGGAACAGCAGTTTCAGCAACGAACCCTCTCTATACTGTTTCCTTGTTGATCAACAACACCACCGACATTAACGGCGCGACAGGCGACATCGGTGTACAATCGATTACATTTACTGCGAACTCAACAGTTGCAGTAGCCACAACAGGTACTTTCTAAACAATTAACAAAGGGGCAAAATCATGGCAAAGTTAAAGATCGTTCGTACAGATGGAAGTGTAATTGAAGGAGAGATTACTCCAGCAGTGGAGTACGCTTTTGAGCAATACGCTAAAACGGGTTTCCACAAGGCGTTCAGGGATCAAGAACTCCAGTCGCATGTCTACTGGCTTGCTCATGAGATTACACGCAGGACAGGTGAAACTGTTAAGCCCTATGGGATTGACTTCATCGAAACGCTAAAAAGCGTGGAAGTGTTGGACTCAGACCCTTTAGCTTGAAGCGCGATCTTCCATTCACCTATCTAATCGCTAGGCTAAGCATTAGATTGGGAATCGCGCCACAGCAGCTGTTAGATCTAGATAAGAACATGCTCGATGCATTAGTGCAAGGGCTTAAGGATGAAGCAAAGGAGGCTAGTGATGCGCATAGAAGTCGAAGGCGTTAAACAAACTCGCAAAGCCATCCGACAATTTGCTCCAGAATTGAACAAAGAGTTGAATGCTGAACTTAAAGCAGCACTAGCTCCTATTGCTAAAAAGGCTAAGGGCTTTGTTCCTTCTGATTCTCCGATGTCTGGATGGGCTGGGCGTTCATTCTCAGAAGGCAAGTTCCCGACTTACAATGCTCGCACAATTCGTTCTGGCATAGGTTTTACCACTAAAGCAGGTAAAGCAACTCGATCTGGATTTACTTCTAATGCAAAGATTTATAATAAGTCTGTTGCAGGTGCTATCTATGAGACAGCAGGTCGAGCCAATAACGGACAAGGACAGCCGTGGGTCGGCCCTAAAGCTGGTGGCACTTCTAAGAAAGTTAGTCGATCTATCAATCCTAACGCTGGAGAAAAGTTCATTGAAAACTTGCCACCATTGACCAAAAGTCTAAAAGGTCAAGGCCGCTTAATTCTTAAAGCATGGGCGCAGGATCAAGGCAAGGCTTACGGAGCAGCAATCAAAGCCATAGACAAAGCAGAGCGAAAGTTTATTGACAAGGCTAAATCTACTACGCTAAGGAAGGCTGCCTAATGGCTATTGATATTAACATTGGGTCGAAGCTAGATGCTAAAGGATTTAAGCAAGCTGATACAGCCCTCAACAAGTTAAATAAAAGCAGTAAGAATGTTGCTAGAAATTTAGGCTTAGCCTTTGGCACAGCAGCAGTCTTTGCTTATGGCAGAGCTTCTCTTAAAGCCTTCGTAGAAGATGACAAGGCTGCAACCTCATTAGGACAGACTCTCAAGAATCTTGATCTTGCTTATGGCTCAAACATTGGCACAGTCAATGGCTTTATCTCTCGCCTTGAAATGCAGACAGGTGTGCTCGATGATGAACTTCGTCCAGCAATGGATCGCTTGCTTCGTGCAACAGGTGATGTAACCAAGTCTCAGGAATTGCTAGGACTTGCACTCGACATCGCAGCAGGAACTGGCAAGTCAGTCACTCAAGTTTCTCAAAGCTTACAGAAGGCATACTTAGGACAGACTCAAGCACTTGGTCGCTTAGGTGTAGGACTTAGCAAAGCTGAATTATCATCATCATCATTCGAGGAAATCCAGCAACGACTATCAGAATTGTTCGCTGGTCAGGCAACAGCAGCAGCCGATACTTATGCAGGTTCATTGGCTAAACTAACGATTGCCGGAAACAACGCTAAAGAAACTATTGGAAAAGGCTTAGTCGATGCATTAAGAACTGCATCTGGATCTAGCACCATTGATCCAACAGTTGAGGGAATTAACAAAGTCGCAGAAGCAATTGCTGGTTTAATTCGTGAGACAGGCAAGTTCATTGCTATTACTAAAGCCAATTTCAATCTTAAGAATCTTTCATTCTTCTATCAAGATCCCACTGCTTTTCAAGGCATGGGGAATGTATCGACATCAGTATCCTCACAGGATACGCAGAAGGCAGATGCAGCAGCCAAGAAAGCAGCAGCAGCTCTAGCCAAGCTCACAGACACTCAAGCGAGCAATCAAGCCAAGATCCTTAAGGATAAGAGATTAGCAACTGCTATTGACAAAGCCAATCTTGCACTTAATAAGGGCAGCGATGTCTTTGACATTGATAAGATTCAGATTGCAGCAGCTCTTACTAATCAGGCTGAGCAATTAGGCAAGGCAACGACCGACACCCAACGCCTACAAATTGCCAATGACACTGCTCGTCTCAATGTTAAGCAGTCAATTCTTGCCCTAGAAGATGCTATTGCTTCTAAAGATGAAGCAGCCATCATTGCTGCTACCAACAAACTTAATGCAGACTTAAAGGTCTTAGGCGCATTGAGTCTGCAAAGTATAAAACTTACTGACATCAAATCCGTACTTGATAGCCTACAGCCTAAGGATCTAGTCAATCTAACTAATCTTGATGCAGCTCTTGCGAAAATTCAAGAGATGCTTCGACTTCTTGCACAGGCCAATACTCAGGCAACGGCTAAAGTACCAACAAGCGGATCGCTAGGTTCAGGAATTCCAGTTGGAGATTACATTGCACCTATCTCTAAAGAGATTGCTGCACAGGGATCTATCGGAGCTATTCTCGAATATGCAGATGCAGCTTCAGCCCGCGCTAACGCTTTTGCCGATCTATTAGATATGCAATCAGAGCAGGATCTTAAGGATCTCATTGCTTATCAAAAGTCCGTAGGCGATCTAGGTGGCTACAGCCCTAACATGAACTCTGGCAGGGGTTATGGTGCGGGTGGTACAAACATCACAGTTAATACTGGAGTCGGTGATCCAGAGGCAATCGCTAGAGCTGTAGAAGATGTGATCCGTCAGTCATATCAGCGAGGCACTAGCTCTACAGGACTTCTAGCCGTATGACATGGCTTCCCGAATGGCGAATAACAGTCGGTACGACTGTGTACACCAATGTAACTGGCGTAAGTGTTACTACAGGGCGCATTGATATCGATCGCCAATGTCAAGCGGGTTATGCTCGTATGGACATCATTAACTCAACCAATGCCCTGTTCGACATCGATGTTACAGATTCACTGACTTTAGAGCTTAAAGATAGCGGTGGCACATATGTGCCTGTATTCGGTGGCACAGTCTCAGACTTCTCAACCTCAGTCAGAAGCCCAGAGGAATCAGGCTTTGTAACTCTTGGTTCGATCCTTGCAGTGGGTGCTCTGGCGAAACTGCCTAAAGCGATCTACACGGCAGCAGTAGCTCATGACTTAGATGGCGAGCAGATCTCAATTATCCTTTCAGATCTCCTAGTCAATCAATGGCAAGAAGTTGCACCTGCCCTTACATGGGCAACTTATGACCCGACTACTACATGGGCTAATGCTGAGAATGTAGGACTAGGCGAGATCGATGCTGGTCTCTATGAAATGGACAATCTCGCAGCAGCGGAACGGAACACACAAACTTTAGTTCAACAGATAGCAGACAGCGCACTTGGTACGCTCTACGAGGACAAGCAAGGGCGCATAGCCTATGCAGATGCGGATCACAGAAGCAACTATCTCGCTGCTAATGGCTCAACCCAGTTAGATGCCAATTACGCAACCCCTGCCAGCGTTAAATCAATTCTTCAGATTGGTAAGATTCGTAACAGTGAGATCGTGCGCTATGGCAATGATTACGGCAGCACATACTCAGCCACAGACGATGCTTCTATCTCTACCTATGGTCGCTATCAAAGGACATTCGATTCAAACATCCGTCATACAGCTGACATCGAGGACATCATTGACCGCGATCTAGCCCTGCGTTCAACGCCTAGAACACAACTAGATCAGATTACTTTTAGACTTGATAATCCTCTTATGCCTGATGCACTTAGAAATGACCTAATTAACCTATTTTTTGGTGAGCCAGTACTTATCATTAACCTACCTTTCAACATGTTCGAGGGTTACTTCTCAGGCTTCGTAGAGGGCATATCAATCAGAGCAACTCCAACATTCGTGGATGCAACTATCTATGTGTCTCCAACAGACTTTTCTCTTATAGCCCCGACATGGGCAACAGTAATTCCAACTAACACCGCTTGGAGTGGCGTGAATGCTATACTTCAGTGGTCTAAAGCGATCGGAGCTCTAACCTAATGGCAACAACAACCCCTAATTTTGGTTGGGCAGTACCAACCAGTACTGACCTAGTCAAGGATGGCGCAGTAGCCATTGAAACACTAGGCGATTCTATCGATGCTTCACTTGTTGATCTTAAAGGTGGCACTACTGGTCAGGTGCTGACTAAGGCATCGGGAACAGACATGGACTTTTCATGGACAGCTGTAGATCCTCTGGTCATTTTGGATGCTAAAGGCGATCTCATTACAGCAACAGCAGCAGACACACCTGCTCGCCTAGCAGTTGGAACTAACAATCAAGTTCTTACAGCCGACTCAACAACTGCAACAGGATTAAAATGGGCTACTCCATCTTCAGGTGGATCAACATTACTTGCTGTAGTAACTAACAGTTATGGTTCAAACTATTCAACCACTAGCACATCATTTGTTGATGTTAATGCTTCGTTATTTGCCTTAACCTTTACAACACCAGCAAGCGGAAACATCGTGCTTCGTGCGACTATGCCAATGGAGTTTGTCTCAACTGGTCAAGGTCAATACAACTGGCGCGAAGGTTCATCTGACATTGCCAATTCAGATTTTGTTCTTGCTTCCAATGGTGCTTCAAGTCCCATTCGTGGCACAGTAGCGTGGAATTGTTATTTAACTGGTGTTTCAGCAGGTTCGCACACTTACAAATTGGGCATGAAAACAACAAACTCAGGAACAACAATGTTTGGTTATACAAACACATCACGATTCACACTAGAATGTTGGAGCGCATAATGAGACTAGGCGATGCATTGCAAGAATTACGACCAGCAGCTCAATGGGTTGCTTATGGC